AAAATGAGGAGTATCCTTACATGACTGAACAAAATCCTCATGAGAGAATCCAGTGTGCATCTCTTTGTTCTTACCATACAACATATCTTTGATCAGATATGGTGGATCAAGAAACACAAATACATCTTCACCAGGAGCAGTCATCAGATCACGATAGTCCTGATTAGTAATCCTCCAAGGTTGAATGATAGTACTGATATCAGAAAGTTTCTTGATCTTACTCTGAGAGAAAATAGTGTTCTTGTAAGAGTCACGAATGAAAGCATTCTTATTCTGTTCGGTAAATCCACCAAAACTAGAACGATTCAGAATGTAGAAAGAAGTTGCAATATCAAAGGGATCAGTGGAAGTATCAATCAGATCCCTCATATCAGAATACAATTGACGATGTTTCTCTTCCAATTGATTCACATCTTCAGCTTCGCAAGCTTTGTCCTTCAATTCCAAAAGACGATTCACAAGAGAATCTGAGTTAGTTTGAAGTTGAGTCCAGAAACAATAAAGATTGTAGTAAAGATCATTTACCCAAACTGGAATATCTGGATACATGACAGAAAATGCAAGAGCACAAGAACCACCACCAAGGAACCCTTCACGGTACTCCTTGATATTCTGGGGAATCATGTTCTTACGGAACAGATAATAAATGATGCGAGACTTACCACCAGGATAACGGAGGACAGTAGGATACTTACGGCGTTCTTTCATAGTCATAACCTTCACAGAGTAATCATACCACCATCAGAGGGTGGTGTCAAATCAGAAAAACTTATTGTTTTTATTGTATTTCGTAATAAATCTCACACAGTCTACATTATCATACTCACAATCTTCTTTAAAAACTCTTCCAGCCTTTCTATCATTCAAAATATCTTCATCAATAAGACCAAGTTCCACAAGTTTTCTATTTACAGCTTTTGGACTTCTTTCTTCATTACCTGCCTTGATTGCCTCAGCCCATCCGTCCATATATCTCTGACGATCTGCTGGTTTTGCATTTGCCATTGATTGAAGGAATCCACGATATACATTTTCCTGAAGGGATACCGTTCTCCTTCCAGAAGGATCAGTAATTCCACGAGTAAGTCCAATTGATTTCAACAATTGTTTTCCAAGTTTTGATTTCAATCCAGCAGATTTTTTCTTACTTGCATCATCACTAGCAGCCTTACGGAACTCATTTCTGAGATCAGTGTATCTAGTATCATCCTGATTAAAATGTTCAATCAAAATATCTCTAGTAAGTTCATCACTCAGACCTTTACCACCTTTACCACGAAGAGTCTTAACAAGTTGATCTCCAACTGATCCAATTTCGTTTGCCTTTTCAAATAATTTTTCAATACCACCAAATTCTTCCTCTGACTTATTCGCATTTGGATCAACTTCTCTTTCAAAGAAGTCTTTCATTGATAAGTCTACTTTTTTCTGATTAATGTTTGAGTTAATCAGAGTAAAGTTTTTATCATTTTCTCTTTCTTCAAATTCTTTTTTACCTGGTTTTCCACCATCTTTATTGGTAAATCCACGAACATGCTCCAGATCCATTGATTGAATATCAAGAGGGAGACCAGTGTACGCATCACGACCTCCTTGCTCTAGATAAATTCTCCACATCAATTTTGCTCGATCTTTATTACTAGCTGGTCCTCTTTTTACAGTGCCATCTTCATTATATCCTAAGAAATGTATATCTTTATGTGGTTTGTCATCAGAAACATACTTATCATTGGTCACTTGACCCTTTCCACTTAAAGATTTTTTGAAAGCTTCTGGTAAAATTTCAAACGATGCATCTACAAATTCATCGGATACTTCATTAGATCTTACAGAACGAACAAATTTTTCAATCTGTTGAGGAGATCCATCACCATATCCATTAATTAATCGATCACGATTTGCGACTAAGTTTTGAATATCAGCATATCCAAGATTATTTTTTCCTGCACCAGCATTAACTCTTCCTTCAAAGGTTTTGGCGTTAGCTACTGATTTTAAGAAAGAAGATTTAACAGCTTTATCTGGTATCTTGGAAAGACTTTCCTTAAATGCTCCATATTGTTTTTCTAAAGACTTAGCCTTTCTCTCGCTAATCTCTTTTAATTGTTCAATATTGCCAAGAATATCTTTTTCATACTCAGCAAATTCTTTATCAAAATCTTCCATCTCGTCACTTATATCATACTCTCCACCAATCTTTTCAATTTCTTTAATTTCTTCTTCTTGTTGCTGATCAACAACATCATCAACAGTTCTAAACTCTTCAGGAGCCTTTGGAGGTGGTTCTGTCACTTGAGGTTCTTGAGGAACTTCAGGTTCTGCTTGTTGTTGAGCCTCTAATTCTGCCTGAGCAGCTTCTCTATCTGCCTGTATTTGTTGAAGCTCTCTATTAATATGATAATCTTTGCGAGCGTTAGTATAATGAGGCCACATTCCTCGAGAAGCAGCAACAGCTCTCATCTCAGCTTCTTGACCATCATCAGCTGGATTTGCAGGGAAAGCTGAAGGTTGTGGAGTTTGAGGGACTACTGCAGGTCTTTCTTGAGCATCCTGTTTAAACTTATCTAAAGTTTTTTGTGGTGCCTGTTGTCCTGGTTTTCTTTCTGCAGGTTGTTCGTCAGGTATTTCTTCAAACTTAAGCCCATCTCCTCTATATCTCTTCCCACTCTTGGGATCCATATAAACATTACGGCGCACCCACTCATAACCCAACTCTTTAGCTCTCTCAGAGGTTTCACTTTCTCGGAGTTGTTTATATTCTTTAAGAAAAGTATATACGCTCTTCATAGTTCAGATTTGATATACTTTATTTATTATATGGAGATAATCGGACTCGAACCGATGACATCTTGCTTGCAAAGCAAGTGCTACTACCAACTGAGCTATATCCCCAAGTAGAAGCATTATAAAACCCTCTTAACAAGAAGTCAAGAGGGTTAAAGCAACCTTCCGTGGTTATTTATCAACGACCAAAGTTTGGACCTGGATTTGATTTATTTTTGGTTTCAAGATTCTTTGCACCTTGCTTGATAATCTGAGCACGGGTTTGACCTGATCTTTCTGCTGCTGCTCCACCACCAGCACCATAAGGTGTCAATCTACCACTATCAGTTCTACTTGCTGGTTTAGCAAATGGTGAAGATACATTTGGTCCTGGTTTTGGAGTTGGTTTTGCTGACTGCATCTGTGCTGCTCTGCTTGCACGAGCCTTATCTCTCAATCCACCAAACCACTCTCCAGGAGCCTCAGAAATAATACTCTGTCTCCACTCTTCACTCATGTTTGCCATGATTGCGATTGCTGCCTCTTCAGTATCAGCATATCCTTCATCAAGAAGGTGTCCTTTAACAAGATCAAACATATCGAATCCAGAAGTAACACTTCTCAAAGATCCCATTTGAGCCATTTTCTTAGGATCTTTTTTAACTTGATCTGGAGCATATCCAGTTTGATAACCAAAGGTCTTCTGCATCAAAGGATTAAAAGTTCTCTTTGGAGCAGCCGCGGCCGTTGATGCAGATGATGTAGTTGGTGCAGGAGATGCTTTTGGTGTAGATGCTGCAGGTTTAGCTGCTGGAGTAGGAGCTGGTTTTGCAGTTGGAGTAGGAGCTGGTTTTGCAGTTGGACTGGGTGCAGGTTTAGCTGCTGGAGTAGGAGCTGGTTTTGGTGTTGATGATGTACGAGGAGTCGCTGGGGGTGGCATCTGACCTGTTCCAGATCTTCTCTGATTATAAGATTGTCTCCCACCACCAGGTCTATATGGCTGAGGTGTTCTTGGAGCTGCTTTTGGAGCGGTCAATTGCCCTGTGGTGGGTCGGATAATTTCATCCAACTGTTCAGTTTCTTCTGAAGCATAAACCTCAGCATATGCTTCTGCTAGTCCCCAGTATTCCTTTGAATTCATTTTTCTACAAATACTTTTTAGTTATTTATAAAAAAAACTCCCGAAGGGTCACTCACTAATAATAGACTCAAGATTATCATCAAGTTGTTGAATAACTTTACGAATATCAGTTACACGAGGGGGAACACTTACTTCATCATAAGTATATCCTTTTTGAGAATCAAACAATACTTGACGAACAGCAGCTGCTGTACGAGTATCCAGTTTAAGTGTTACTTTACTCACAGGTCTCCCTCCACACGATTTTCAGAACGTTCAATACTAAATGCACCTTCAGGATAACGAGCACTCAATTTCTCAAAGTTCATTTGAATGACTTCTTCAAGAGAAATATCAAGTCCAAGACAAGCTTGAGAAACATACCACATAATATCTCCAAGTTCACGCTTCAGGTGAAATAGATTCTCTTGATTAACTGGTTTGCCTTGGAAAACGATCTTCTTTACAATCTCAGTAAACTCACCTGATTCAGCAGACATTCCTACAGCAGCAGTAAGCAGTCTCTCAGTAGGGAATCCTTGGATCTTAAGATCATTCAGTCGATCGGCAAACTCAGAGAATTCTTTACTAGGTTTGGAAGTTGTAGTATCAACGAACTCAACGTACTTATTAAGGTCAATAGTCATAGTTTTAACGGTTCTTCTTGTCTATCAGGTAAAATATTTTGGGGATTGAGTTGTTTATCAGGTTCCATCTCTTGAGATGTTACGTTCACAACTTTAGGGGGATCTGGATAATGGTCAATTCTATAATGAGCTCCTGGATTCATTTTCACCATCATTTGGGCATCTTGTTCTTCTCCACAATGACATTTAACATCACCATCCTCATTGAAGACAACGTAATAAACACCGGAGGTATCTCTTACTTGAATCTCCGATTTTTCTCTAAGTTTTAATCCCATCAGAATTTAAATCCATCAAATGATTTCTTTGGTTTTCTTTCTTCAAAATCATACTCCTCTTCTTGCTTATTGTCAAGGATATCATTCTGAGCAGACTGTTCACAATCATAAAGTCTCATCTTAGCCCTATCAATACCAATCACAAAACGTTTATGAATCGTAGGATCGTTGTATCGATTCTTAAGTTGCTTCACAAGAATCTGTCCGAGTTCTTCCAGTTCTTCAGTAGAAATCAAAGCAAACATCAAGTCAGCAGTTGCAGGAAGACCGAAAGATTCTGAAGTATCGGTGAGTTCCACATCAGAAGAACCATATCCAGAACGAGTTGTCTGAGTAGCACTTACGATAGGAACATTGAATTCAACTGCAAGACCACGAAGTTCTTCTGCAATTGCCTTAATATAAGAATAAGAGTTCACAGAAAGGTTTCCTTTGTACCTAGAAGATGCACAAATGTTCAGATAATCAATAAAGATGATATCTGGATGGAAAGACTTCTTCAGAGCAAGTTCGTTCAGAAGAGACTTGAAGTGTCCTGAGTGAGCAGAAGCAGTGGGATACTCTTTGATGATCAGAGTTCCTTGAGTCTTCTTAGCAAGGTTAGTCACCTTACTTTCAAACATTTGCTTTGGAAGATCTCCAATGTCCTGAATAGGAACATTCAGGAGGTTTGCGTCAATTCTTTCAGCAATTCGCTCTTCCGCCATCTCAAGAGTGATGTAGAGAACGTTCCTGCCTTGCAATAAGACGGAAGAAGCCACATGGCACATAAAGAGACTCTTTCCGACACCCGTACCAGCCAGAGCGATATTGAGAGTCTTATTAGGTAGACCACCTTTTGTGATCTTGTTAAAGTACTCAAGGTCGAATTCAATTTTCTCCTCCTTTCTGTGATAGGACTCATAACGTTGCTCGTAGTCTAACAGATAATCGTGTCCAATGTGTGTATCAAAAGATACTGACAAAGCATCTGAAAGAATGCTAGGAATACTGTCACGATTTTTCTTCTCATCTTTACCATCTGCAATATGGATAGACTCCATAAGTGCGATGTAGATTGCCCTATCACGACACCACTTTTCAGTAGTATCAATCAACCAGTCAAGTTCAATAGGAACATCATCAAGATTTTGAATGAGATGAACAATTTCTTTAAAGGAAGTATCGTTAATATCTTTACGTTTCTCTACTTCAATACAAAGAACTTCTTTTGTTGCTGGTTGATTGTATTCTTGAATGAAAGAAAGAATTTCTTCAAAGACAATTTTTTGATTGGTATCTTCAAAGTACTCAGATTTAATAAATGGTATTACTTTACGAACATAGTCTTCATTATGAAGCAGATTCCTAAGAATCAAAAACTCAACCTTATCCATATCTGAATGCAAATGAAATACTCAATCGTGTTTTATCTTCTTTAAATGGAAGAACCATGTGAAGAAGATATGTTGGAAATAAAATCAATACCGATGCTGTTGGATAGACATGGTAAAAATCAATATTAAATGCTGATGGTTTATCTGTCAAGAGATGAACTTTCTTACCATAAGCGGGATCCTGAAAAACCAAAGATCCTCCATCTTGATTATTCCAAGTTCCAGCTTTGATTGGATTTTGATTGGTATAATTAAAATTCCAATTACCATCCATAATAGACTCTATTGGATAGTATACTCCCGCAAGAGCGGTTGTACCATGATGATGTAAAAAGTTTAAATCTCCAGACTGATTAATATTAACCCATAAATCAGAACAAACTATTCCCGACTTATATCCATGAAGTTTACAATATTGATTTCCGTGTTCGGTAAGAATTTTGGATAGTTCTTTGTAACTATCATATTTGGTTTCTAAATTTACCTTACTATGCCATCCACCCATGTTGCTATGATCTTCACCTTCAGGATCTTTTTGTCTTTCCAGTAAAGCATCCTCCACAAGTTGTATATTTAACTCGTGGTTTTTTTGTCCGAAATTTGCAACAGCAATTGGAATCGGGAATATAGGAAGAGACTTAAGATCCATAACTAAATTCTTGTTTTGCAATCTCATCGAGTTTTTCCATTACTTCTGGAGTGAAGTACTCTTCAGGATCCTTTAAAATCTGCTTAGCATAAAGTTTCTTACCATCAATCTCATAACGACCTGCTACATTCTTCCAAAGTCCACCAATCTCACCGAGTTCAAGAAGACCATAGTAACGATCAAGACCACGCTCATCATAAAACAAACGAACTTCAACATCTTTATTTTCTTTACTCAGACGCGATTTAGCAGTCTTAGCCTTGATAATATTTCCGACCACTTCCGTTCCATCCTTTTCTTTCTTTTTGCTGAGATAAATGATCGTACTTGCTGCGTATTTGAGTCCAGAA